CATGGGGATCTTATTGGTATTGGCTAATCCGATTGCAGCACATGCGTTCCCTGCGCTCATTTCTTGACTCCTTGATGAGCCTTGGCATCGGCTTCAGCCTTGGCATCGGCTTCAGACTTGGCTTTAGCTTTGGCCTTGGCTTCAGCATCCGCCATAGCTTTAGCATCATCATCGTAGTCAGTCTTGGCTTTCTTGACATGCTCTGGTTCAGGATCCAAGAACCTGTCAATGGCACCAAGATACTCGCCCAAAACAATCAGGTTAGCACGATACTTACTACGAGCTTCGACCAACGTATCCACAACGTTTTGCACGGTAGTTGTCATATAGCTCTCCTAGTTTAAGGGGGGGCTGAATAGGAATTGCACCTAACGGAGATCGCAGTGACCCCGGTCTACACCAGCCCCCATTGACTCAGGTGTTATCCACGCGAGCTTGGAACTGGAGACCTGACGAGGTCAGATTTCCAGCCCATGCCAGGATTTGCACCGCAGCGTCTTGGTTGACACTGTAGCGTTGACCCGGAGACAAAGGCACCATGTTACGCTGGGCATGCGGACGGTAGAAGATGTACTTCGTGTTGAGGAAGTATGCACTGGTTGCCGGGACAGCAGACGGAGCAGTACCCGCCGCGCCTGTCGAGGTCCAGTTGATCTGCATGCCACCGTCCAGTACCACATCGGCATCCATGAACTTCACAGTCACGAAGCCGAGCTTAGCTGTTTCAGTGTCGGAGAAGCGTTGGATCGCCTGCAGGGAGGCCATGTAGAAGCCCCACAGGATGTTGTCGACCAAGATCAGGTCTGGGCGATCATTGCCACGAACCAGACTTGCCCACACACGGTTAAAGTATGTTTGCACGTTGGACGCAGACGCTACAGCACCACCCGTAGTAAGCATACGGAAGTACTGGTTCTTCCAGAACAGCCAGGTGTTGCGATCGATACCACCAACGATGTTGGTCGGAGTGGTACTAACCTGCTTCAGCAGACCATCAATCTGCTTACCACCTGCAGCGGTACCATCGCTGTACAGGCCACTGGCAATTAGGTTCGCCATCGAAGACTCACCAACGTCCAGACGGGCGTCGATTAGATCGATAATGCGTTCCTTACCAGCGTTCTGCAACTGCTCCAAGCCACTGATAGTGACGGGGCACGCAGCTTGTTTGATGGTATATTCAGCAGAGCTGATGACATCCTGCGCCGCGATCGGCAGGGTCTCATACCCACTGTACCATCCAGCATTGCCGTTGCTGGCAAAGCTGAGTTCTTGCATGATGGTGTTACCACCACTGAACGTCTTGATGTTGCCGCGCTTCTTAAGCTTCATCAACAAGGCGTTATTCGAGGTTACGTTATCAGCGATAACGCCAGTACGAGATTGGATCGTAGTGGCGATGATATCACTAATGGCAGCATTAGCAAAGGCCATAAGGGACTCCAGTTAGTTGACAGGCAAAGTTCTCTTTGCCGGAAAGACTGCAGGAATCGTTCCAGTCTGGCTACGCCTTAGCGGAAATGATGCCGATCCAAGGATACCACGTGCCCAATAGCTCATCATGGTTAACCTCCGAGTGCGTCAAATGCCGCTGCGATAGTGGCTCTACGATCCTGTGGCTGAGGACCCTTGACTGCGGTTCCCGATGGTGAACCAGTGATCGACAAGCTAGCTTGTTTGGCACGCTGGGCGCGTTGCGCTGTGGCCGTAAGCTGTTCTCGTGAGCGATTTAGTTCCAACTGGGAAATCAGATTCGGATCTGCAGCTACAGCACGATTATACGCCGTTTCGAGATCCAAAGAAACTCCGCGGGTCGCACTGATTTCGATCAAATCGGCCATTGCATCGCGCGCCTGATCAAAGAATGGATACTTCGTTGAATCAGCAGCCATAGCTTCCATCCGGAGACGGAACGCCTTCTCTTGTTCTTGCTCTGCTTCTTGCTCGCGTTCTTGATAACTACGCAACTGCTGTTGAACGGGGGCCAACTTCTGGTCAAGGAGTTTGGCAATCCTATCTTCTTCAGATGCTTTAGGATCAGTTTGACCTGCAAGGATACTATCAAGCACACCTACATCAACTTCATAATCCTTGATGAGATTCGCCATGATCGCAGCACGTTGCTGCCGCGTACCACTCGAGAGTCTATGATCCGCTAAGAGGAGATTTTGAAAAGCAACCAGGGGATTCGCACCTTGAGCCTTGAGTCTGGCACTGTAAGGTTGCGCTGCTTCTGCAAAAGCCCTAGCAATCTGGCGCGCTTGTGTAGATTGCTCAAGGGCACGAGTGACTTCTTTCTCACGACGCCATACCTCCTGCCTGACTTCAGGGTCAAGCGTAGACCACTTAGCGTGTAGAGGTGCCTTCCAAGACGAAGGAGCTCTTTCTTCTAGCGTTCCTTGAGGCGGTGTTTCCGGAGGTACTTGCTCAGGAGGTGTTTCTTGCGGTTGTTCTGGCGGTTGTTCTCCACTAGGTCCAGGGTCAACTGGTGATTGCTCACCTTCTGGTTGCTGTTCTGCAACCGGTTGAACTGGTTCCTCGACTGTAACTTGCGTGACTTCGGGAGCATTTTCTTCTACCGCGTCTAGAGCAGCTTCAATTACCGCACGACGATCTTCGTTAGCCATATTTCACCTAACATGTTGATTGACCATATGAATTACCCGTTCCTTACGGGCAGCCTTATCCCTCGCAATGTCTTGGGGATGCCTCGTATCACCTGTTGCTGGCATTGGAGGTAAACCTTTCAAGTCAGCAGTAGGTACCACGTTGTGCCTAGCGTTATGCTCACGCATACCAGTTCTACCAGAATAGCTCTTACCATCGATGGGGGAGACGAAGTCAGGCAAGTCACCCATGACAGAGGGGTATGCTCTTCCCGGTTCTCGTCTAGGTTCTGTGCCTTTCTCATATAGGACGCCATCGATTTGAACATATGATCGCCTAGTCATCTTACCCTCTTAGCACCTAAACCGTTCCTGATCTTACAGGCCCAGGAACTAGAAATGCCTATCTTGTCAGCAAGTTTACTACAAGATTCCTGTGACGTTCTAATTAGCTGGACCATTTCTGGCAGCAGTACGCGCTTGTTCAGCTTTGATTTCTGCTTGCTCATGTGCAGCATCCAATTTAAGTTCAGTCATCTCACGCTCTGTCTTAAGCTTCAGAGCAGCCATCAATTGTTCAAAGAGCATTTCTTGTGCTTGCCGTTGCTTATCCATAGCAAGCTCCATCTCGAGACGTTGCATCTCGAGTGCTTCGCGCATTGCTTCACGGTTAGCTTCCTCTTCAGCTTGTCGTTGCTCCAGCATCAGCTCTTGTTGCTTTTGTTGGAATGTCAACATAGCCATTTGCTGTTCTTGTTGGAACTCTTGCTGTTTCTGCTGTATCTCCAGTTGTTTAGCTTGCATTTCCATAGCATGCTCTTGTTGAGCAAGCTTCGCTTCTTCTTGGATTTGAACAAGCTTAGGATCTGGTGGGGGCGGTGGTTTAGGTGCCTTCGCCTCGCGGGTCATGCGATCAATCTCTTTATCCAAGATTCCTTCGATGTCCTTAGCATTACGGAACCCTGCAACAGACCACTTCAACATGGTAAGCAGCAATGGAATAGATGACGGTGCAGCTTGAACCATCTGAGGATACTCAGACATGAACTTGCTCATCATCGCCATAAACTCAGTGCGATCCGTCTTCTCAGCGGCGTAGTCAGCCTGTGCCAAGGTATCAGCATTAACTTCGATTCGCCACTCAAATCCTTCATCACTCTGGAGCAGAGCCATTGCAGGCTCGATGATTGCAAGCGGTTCGACCGCCTTGATGTTGCTCTTCCTGATAAGAATCTCTGGCGCGAAGTGGCGGACCATGATCTCGCCTTTGATGCGCATGACATCACTTGCAAAACGCGCAACTTCATCTTGGAGCTTCTTGATACGCACAGAAGCGAATTGTGCCTTGATTTGTTGGGCACCAAGGGTCTCACTCGCCTTACTGGCTCCACGCACGATATCTGCAATCCCAGTAAGTTCATAAATTTGACCCTTAATAGCTTCTCGAGCTCCATTCAATTCACGCAGCGCTGCTGCAATCACTTCTAAGGGGAGGAAATCTATGGTGCCCTTAAGACCACCTTTCTCTGCAAACATGGCCCAGTTATCAACTGGGATCAGTTGATTATCTGTACCTTCTGTAAGCATGCGACTAACACCAATCGCAGACTTATCATAGACCCCCGCAACCTTACATGCTTGAACCAGCATGGAGATGCGTTGATTCACAGTATCCAGCTCTGAATACTGGTCCTGAATCATATAATAATCAGGGCGCGGTATTGTTGACGACGTAGATGTGTTCGCCAACATAGGCCGTGGGCACGGCTCAAAGCCCCTCAATTGAAGGAAATCAGCCTTCTCATCAAGAAGCTTACCAAAACCCTTGGAATACCAGATAATCTTACGATCTACTCGGTTCCAAATCTCGTAAACTACCGCTTTCTTGAGGACATCCTCTTTAGGTTGTGAGTCTTCACCGTTTTGATGCTTAGATACAACCGAGAAATTAAGAGGAACCTGACTACCAATAACTTTTCCAAAACGATCTTCCAATTCATCACGAGTTAAGTAGACTTTACGGCCTACCCATCTACGTTCTTCCCAAACACGACAGGGACTCCAGATAAAATCCTTCCAGTAGACATAATCAACACAAACCTTCTGGTCATAAATCTGTTCTGCAGGTGGATCTCCCTGCGTGAGGGGATCCTGTGGCTCTTGAGGAGGCTGTTGTGGCGGTTGACCTTGCATCTGGCCCGCTTGGTCCGGAGGCATCCCTTGCTGTGGTACTGGAGGCTGCCCTTGGGCTGGCATTTGCGGCGGTTGGCCTTCTGCACCCATCTCGTCAGGCTGTTCGACTTTGAACGGAGCTGATGCATCGAGCCCAGATTTAGTAGCTGCAAGATAGGCCTCCGTAATACCAGGAACTGATGGGAGCGATATCGGTGCGGTTGATGTTTCTAGACGAAGCCACGCAGTAGCAAGTCCTGGGACCAATCTATCTTGGACACAGTGCCTAATGGTACTATCGAGTTGATCTTCTGGATCATCAAGGTCCTCGGTAATGGCACGTTGGAGGATCAGTGCGGCAACACGACCCACATCATCGTTGTAATCGAGGTATTTACGGGAGACTACTGGTTTCGGTAGTTGTGCGTACAACGCAGATTCAAGAATATTCGTATTTGCATAGAATATATTGAACCACTTCATCCCAGCTTGCATCAAATCGCGTTCATCGATGAAACGCTTATTTGTCATCTCGCCGCGTTCATGGAACTTCTTCAGTTCCTTCTCAGCAGCTTCAATTTCAGCTTCCCAACGCTCTACTGCAGGCTTCTCGTCAAGTGCTTCGATGGTACCAGACTC